TTCTTCTTTCAATTCAAAGTCTTTCGTTCCTTTTAATAAATTATATCTTACCAAAGCCTTATTTTCAAACTTCTTGCTCATAGTAAGATAATCACCCTCTCCCCACAACGCTACCATTTGTAACTCCTTTACGTCGCTCGGTGTGGCAAAAGTTAGCCCTATCACATTGCCTGCATAGTCTCTTTGTACAGAATTCACTACCAAACCAGCCTCATAGCCCAGTACTTCGAATGTGTTGCTGGCTGTCTCCACAATAAGTACATAAGTGCCTTTTGTTAGCGCATTCATTGTGGCAATATTACCACTATCCACCTTGTCTATCTTTATCGATAACTCGTGCGTGAATCCTCCGCCAAACTTCTGCGAGCCACTTACTTTAAAAGCGTTGTTCAATTCAAACAAATACCCTCGCTTGCTGGGTAACAGTTGCAAGTGAGTAATTACTGTCTTGTCAGTATTTAATGTTGTATACCTCCTGTCGATATCCTTGTAAGGTATTACCAGTACTCTGTGTTTTAGTCCCTTTTTTGGTTTATAATCACAATCAAGGGTTATATCCTTTATGTTATCTATACACCTCATATCAATTTCATTCTCATTCTTGGTTTATTAATTCGATTGCTATCACCACAACCACTATTACATCTATATTCTGGGAATAGTGTGGCATTTCTTTCAAGGTACGAAACACAATCTTGCCATAGCAAGTCCGCTTGTTGCTTGTACATTGTACGCACATCTCTCCGCTCCGCTTGGCTCACTGTATCACCATCTTGATTTTCTTTCACTTTCAATCCCATAGCGGTATCAATATAGTGCCCAGTGAAGACATATCGAGCGTATGTGAAGTATGCTAATACGGCTTTGAGACCTGCAAATTCGTACTTTTTGCCCTCAAAGGTATAAGTGCCACCATTAAGCAATAAAGAGTAATCCCTCACGGGCGTTTCGCTCGTCAAATCTTGGTAAAATGCCTCACATACAAGTTCTTTTAGGTCAAACATCTGCGCCTCTCTAATAAAGCGGTTGAATTCTTCCTCCTTTCGGAATAGTGAAACGCTTAAATACTTGCTACATTCTTGCTTATTAACTAATAACTTCATACTAATTTGCTAATTTCAAAAAGTCCGTTTACCGATATATTCCTTGCGAATCCGTCGAAAAGCTCCTCGAACATCTCTTGTACATCTTGGCGTTCTTCTTGCATTTGCTCCTGCATAAAAAGGCGTGCCTCTTTCAAACTTTCCCCCGATGTATTGCCTAATTTCCCTTCCACGTAATCAATAAGCACAGGAGGCACATTACCATACGACTTGCGAATGTTATTAGCCGTCTTCTCGTCAGCGTACTTAAAGGTATCGTCCTTGATATTACTCTCGATAGCCTTTATCAGTACATTATCCTCCAACTTATCGCCCTGCATTTCCGTTTCAAAGTGAAAAACGCTCTGCTCTGCTTCAACGCCTATGCTCTTTCTTAGTTCATTCCTGAAATCCTCTCGTTTTTCCTCGCTTTCCATTGTTGGAGTAACAATGGCATACGTTCCAAAGAATCCTTTCTTAAATCCGTTGCGGGTAAATATACTCGACAGCCATTCACTTTCACAATCACGCATTACTACATCAGCCCACGCCAACGGGTAGGTATCATTTCTGTCAAGGTTTAAGAAGAGCACTTGCCCCTTATACTTATCCCAGCCTCCTGCCTTGGTTACCTGCGCTTCTATCACCTTAGGACGAGGGTCGTATCGGTCAATTGCGACTAAATTCTTATCCCTATCCTTATAGTCCGTCAATTTATCCCAATCGTTATATACCAGCACCTTACCTCGGTAGTCCTCGCTGTCTTTTGCCCCTAATCGGCAATTCTTGTATGGCAATACCTGTACGCTTGTCTTTTCGTAGAATCCGTTGTAATTCACGTGTACAAATACGCCCTTATGTATTGCAATGCTTCTTGCTACTTTCTTCAATAAGTCATTAGGGGTCTCCCGTTTATCATTGATAAACAACTCATCTTTTCTAAATCGAACCCCTTGCGCCCTTGCTTGCTCTCTTCTTTCAATCTCCAATGCAAAACCACGACCATAGATGAAATCAGCAATTACGCCCGAACAAGCACGAGCGGTTGGTGAACCTGCCACCAACTGCTCAATAATTGTCGGGTAGTCGTTATTATGACCATTAGCCAAATACGGGAAGCCCTTATACTTCTCGCTATTTGTCTTTCTTTGCTCTTTCGCTAATTCTACTGCCGTTACCTTTGCCATTGTTAATTATCAATTGCTAATTGTTACTTAATAAGCTCTTCCCAATTCTCAGGATACACTTCGAAGTTTGCAATTCTATTCTTATTAATTTTGAGATATCGCACCGCGATTTCATTCGTGATAGTGTCGTTGTTAAACAACTCGCTACTACCGAAGTCCATTGCCAGCGACCCAATGCCCTCACGCAGTTTAAATGCGCATTTGTCATTCGCTAACTTACCTACTTGTTCATTAGCTAATTCTTCTTGTGTGTTTTGACCTTTTTTTGCCATAATAATATTATTTTTAATTCTTAACTTTTCTTTGCCCTCATCAACGAGCTTATTCCAATACCCTTTCAACTTATTGCCACAAGTCGTACAGGGGTCGTTGTCGTCAAACAGGTAAGCATAAAAGGCGATGAACGTATCTTTGTCCTCGCTCACCGCCTTTTCATACCCCCCAATGAGCAACTTATTCAAATTCTCATCTGTAATAACCATTTCACCAATTTATTTTGTCACTATGCAGCAAGTTTCTTATCAAACTTCTTCTTAGTGGTTGCGTAGTCGGTTTCAAGCCATTTCAAAGCCACATTAGGCTCTTTCTGATTTGCAGGAGTCGAAATTGTGAGTTTGAAAGCACCTCCATTAGTGCGTCCTTCACCTTCTGTTACTTCTAACCCTACAAAGAAGCCTAACACGTCAAAACTGCTCTCTCCTTTGGCTTTGTGTTCAATTACCGCAACCAATTGCGCACCGTTTACAAATTGGTCAATCTGCTCGTACTCCTCAGCGCTCTTGCCATACACAGTAATACCTATTGAGTGCTTATATCCGTTGAAATCATCATCTGAAATCTCTGGTTTAATGCTCTCTGATATGTGTGTTTCTTTGACAATTTCAAAGAAGTAACCGGTTTTGCTCGCTTTGAGCACAAGTGAACTCATTTTGTTCTTTGAAGCGTCTACCGTGGTTGCTGCGAAGTCTATGTCTGCTCTATTGATGAGCAAGATACGCTTCTCAATACCTTTCACCTTGTCAGTACAGTCAAAGGTCAAATCTTTACTTAACGCATTAATACATTCTGCCATAATTTCTCTTTTAATGTTTAATTGTTAATGATAAATGGCTAACTATACATTAACCATTTATCATCAATCATTACTAAATCGCCATTGCTCCGGTATTGCCAATCACACGTTGGAAGTCTGCACGGTAAGAAGCCTTCAAGAATACCTTTTCAATATCGCCACCCAAGTACTCAACACCTATGTCTTTGAGAGCTCCCATACTGTCAATAGCAATTTGGCACTCATTCTTGTCAAGTAACAAGGCTCGGTGTGGATTGTGCCACTTAGTGCCGTCGTCAAAGTTAGAGCGTATCATATCGTCTAACCATTCAGAGGTAACCACAGGTACACCTTCGAACTCTGACACCATATAACCGCCCTCAACCATTTTAAATGATTGCTCATTGCGGAACTCCTTACGCATAAAACGTGTTAAGTTGGTTGCTAAACTCTGTGTAATTACGAACACAGGTGAAGCTCCTGACTTAAAGCCTGCAATATCTTTCAATAGACAGAGTACCTTGTAAGCTCTATCATCTGCAAGGGCACGCTGTTTAGCGTAAGTAGTCTGTGCATTCTCATCAATAGTAATCTTTCTATCAGGCGCAGTTGCTACCATTGCCTCAAACTGAGAAAACAATCCGTTAAGCACGTTAAAGTTAGCCTTGTCCAAGCCCGCTTTAAGCACTTGTGTACCGCTACCACTTCCTACTGTCGAATGGTTCTTGTCTGCGAAGAATACGAATCTATTGAAGTCGTTCAATATGCCACCCTCGATTAGTGAAACCAAAAACGCCACATAATCTGAATCGTCAATGTTAAAACGGTCTGCCCCTGTTTTAGCCACCCAAGCATCGAATGTTTTTTCCAATGTTGAGTAACAATCAGAAACATTCACCTTTAACGGAACAGGGTCAAACCAGCCTGTGCGCACTTGTGTATCAAGTGGCTTAGAAAGCTTACCGCACCCCTCGTCTAAGTGAGTTACATTCGATACTGGCGCATAATATCCAAACTCAGTACCCCTCACAATACCCTCACGAATAGTAAAGATTTGTTGCAAAGGAAGCAGTCCAAATTGCCCTTCTTCTAACAAGTCCTTAATTCTCTTGATGTACTCCTTGTTTCTTTCCGCTTCTTTAAGAAACTCTTTAAATGCTGTATTTGCCATATTTTATCCCTTTAATAGTTAAAATTACTTGATACGACCCAAACGTTTACGAATTTTGTCCATATTCAATCCGTCTCCACTCACAGAGGACTCATTGCTTGTTGCTCCTTTGTCATCTGCTGAGAATCTACTTTGTGTCGATTTTATCTTAGCAAATTCACCTGCCAAAGCTTCAATCTTCTCGGCTACAATGCTAAAACATTCCTCCAATTGTTTAGCAAACCCCTCTTGGTTGCCTTCATCAGGATTAGGCTCACTCTCCTTTTCCTTAATTTCCTTAATAGCCCCGCCTTCCACTACCAGCGTGCTCTCATCTTTCAAAACATACTCGCCATCGGCAAGTGGTTTTTCTGCGTCTTCTCCCCCATCTGTCTTTTGTTTCACTTTGTCGCCCACTTGTGGCTTCTCAGCCTCAGTAACTACGGTAATAATATCACCGTTAGCAAGTGTCAAATCCAAGTCAAAAGCCTTGTTAATTGAAAAATCAAACGCTTTTTTCACTCTTTCTAAAATATTCATATAATCAACTTTTTTTGTTTTACTTTCTTTTGAAAAAAATAGCCCGTTAGTCGCTGCGGGCACATCTACCAAGTCAGAAGCCACCCACCAATCAAGAGATAGCCCAGCAAATCTTTTAGTTTCTCCTCCTTCTGTTACCTCCTCTACTACCTCATCGGCAAACACATATACTGAATTTCCAAACATATCTGGACACTCCGAAGCCATTGAGGTTACGTAATCAGCAATCGAAATACCTCTGCCCATTACCTGCGTCTTCTTAGCCACATCGGCAATAAATAAATCGCCGTACAAGTTTCCATTTTCAATCCTGAAATTCTTAAACCAACCTATTAGTGAACCCAAATCGGAGGTTCCAAAAGAGGGGTGCTCAAAACGAGATTTTATTTTACCCTCCTTCTCTCCGTATGCTTTTAACTCGTTTAGAAATCTTTCGGAGAAATAATAACCATTCTTGTTAAGCCCTTTGTTAGCCAATGCCACCCCATAGATAACACCATTTTCAGCGTCAATCTGTGAGGCTGTCAATTGTTCATTATGTGTGCTAAAACGAATTTCCATATGGCAAAATTACGCACAACCTACCCTACTACGTTGCTAATGTATGTTAGCAATGAATTATAAAGAATTTCACTACCTTTGCCAAATCATTACAGTTGTAGTTTTATTTGTTGTTAATTTAATTATTACAAAAAAAGCACACTTTTTATAGTGTGCTTTCTTCTATTGAAAATTCATTTGTTTTCTTGTATATTTATTAAACGAAAAACAAGCGTGTTTTTTTTTCTTGTAGGATTACGTCTAATTATTTCTTTAAACAAAAACGCACCTATTACCGTAGGTGCGTTTTTTTTATAATCAATTAATTATTAGTAAGACTTTTAAAGTAATAATAAAAAAGCCCTTTCGTTCGTATGCCCATCTCTCTGTGACCATTTACCAAAGCCGACACCTCAGCCTTTGACAGCCCCAAATCCTTAACTAATTGCTTATTCCCTACCTTGTAGCGGTTCATTCGCTCCTTAATCCAATTAGGCGTTACGACTTCCACAGGACTCGCCATATAACACCTTGCTCCAATATTCAGCGTATAATCCTCAAAGAAAGGCATAAAAAGCCCCTGAGCACGTTCTCTTAAATCCTTATCTGTTAAATAATTCTCACTTTGGCTCTTTTCCTGATAAACAGAAACAACAAGAACTTTTGTAGCCTTATCTATATGTTCTATTTTAAAGAAAATACGAGCATACCTTTGATATTGTAATGCCAAATACTCTAACTTATCCAACTGCTCATCTGTGAGTAATTCTTTTATTTTGTGTACTGCTTTAACTATATTCATATTTATTATTATAAAAGAGGGGAGGAGTTACCTCCCCTTTCATTGTTACAACTCAATTACATTTGCATTTGTAAGGTCGAAAATCGCTAACTGCTCATTAGCCCTTCCAAGTTCTAAGGCTGTTGGCAAATCATCTACTATCATTACACAATCGTAGTAAAATTGTTTGCTTTCTCTATCATACCAACCGCCTACTACATAAGTGCTTTGCATTGCAACCTCAATAACTCTTTTCAACCCTTCATCTCCAAAACTATCTTGTGTCATTTTCATTGCTACACAATAGCCTTTTTTAGGAGTTCGAAAATCTAACAATGAAACGGTGAATCCTTCTTTGTTAGTCTCTGCAATCTGTTTAATCATTTGGAATATTTCCATAATTGTTTTTTGACCGTGTTATACAGTTGTCTCTTCTGTTCTAATTCAACGGTACAAAGATACGGCAAACTTTTTAATTATGCAAACTTTTTCTAAAATATTTTTCAACTTTTTTTGTTTCATATTTAACAAATAAAAAAGCACCTTATTAGGGTGCTTTATTTTTGTCCTTATAATATTCCTCCCAGTGTGCTAATAACTTCTCTGCGTGCTCTTTTGGAGTTACTTTGATGTACTTTAAAAAACTCGCCTCCGTTGTGTGTCCTGTTATCTTCATTATCGAAAGCGTAGGGAAGTTCATTAGATATAAATTCGTTGCAAACGAACGCCTGCAAGTATGCGAACTTATTAATTGCCACTTCTCGAATACTCCTCGCTCCTTTCTTCTCGTTTTAGGATTCATTAATGAGCCTTCCACTACATCATTAAATCCTACCAACCTACACACCTCCTTAATGTTGCTATTAAACACTGTACTGTTCAAAGGTGTAGGCATTCCTCGCTTTCTTATCATCTCTTTAATATGATGATGAAGCGGTATTACAACCTTTGCCCCCGATGTATTACGTGTTTTCTGAGGCTCAACCTCAATAAACTTGCTATCAGGGTCAATGGCAGGCAATGCCATAACATCTGACACCCGTAAGCCCGTCCACAATCCTAAAAGCATCAAATCTCGGGTATTCTCCAATCTCTTATCCTTAGAAAAGTCAAACGCTACCAGCCTCTCAATTTCCACCTCTGACAACGCCACTGATATACTCTCCTCCTTTGTTTTTGTGAAGTTATCTAAATCGTTAGCAATTGTATACCCCTTTTCTTTTGCCTTTCTCAAAAGTACTTTAATGCCCGAAACCAATTCACCTATCGTATTAGCCGAGTACTTCTTTTCGTTCATACAAAACGCTACAAATTCATCATTCAGTTGAGCGTTATACTCATCAATTTTAATTCGTTTGTTAGAGTAATTTTCAAAATTAATCAAAGCATTACGTGATTGGTTGTAGATATAAATACGAGCCCTGCTATATTCCTTACCAGTATTCTTATTAATCATTCCCTTGATAGAAGAAAGAAAATTCATCGCAAAATCCGTGAAGTAATCAAATTCGTTAGTTACCCTCTCGGGTTTAAATTTATCGTCAAAAGCGTTCTTTAATTTTTCTCTTGTTATCTTCTCACCATTCAATTTGTAATTATCAATGAGTGTAACAAGAAAGTCGTTGTACTGCATAATATGCGCGGCTATCTTTCGCAACCTTACACCGTCAGCACCCTTGCGACTCTTTGGCATACGGGCATTAAAGTCCCAGTCGTTAGGGTGAACATATTCACCTGTCGAATATTTGAACAATTTTTTTTCGTCAGCAATGTAATACTGAATGATAATTATTGTATCTTTGTCACCGTTAGGCTCTTTGAGATAGAAAAACATAATCCTATAATTTTCGGCAAAGATACAAAAAGGGTAAGTATCGTGGTAAGTTTATTTTAAATATTTTTTATTTTTAAAATTAAAAACGTTTCAAAGTTCCTTGTGTAAGTTGATTTTTATTTATTTTTCCGTTTTAAAGAAATCAAAATAGATTAATATAACTGTTTGAGTAAAAAGTAAATTTTATCAAATAAATATCTAAAATTCAAATAATTGTAGGATTAGTAGTAAGTACAGTGGTAAGTTTAACTACAAATTTTTTTGCCCATCTGTTTTATGATAGCACGAACGAGGCTCTCGCTAATCTTAAATTGTTCAGATATGAAAGTGTAACGCTCCATCTTTGGGGCGTTGCTTTTTTGATATTCTTCGTAAATCTCCAAATCTCGAAATATCTCACACGCTACCCTGCCTCCGTGCTTGTAAACCAAGCGCAGGTCGTTCTCCATCGGTTTTAACATCTCATATATATTCATTGCTATTCCCATTTATTAAGTTCGCACCCCTTTTCGTCTTGTCGCAAAAGAGTAGAAAGCGGGCAACCGCACACCTTACATTTCATACCCTTAACTTCTTTCAGTGTATAATCTCTCATTAGCCTTTGGTATGTACCCATCTTAGCCATAGGGCACTCTGCGCATATCTTTGCCCGCTCTTTTGCTTTTGCTTCAATTTCAGGGTCAGGAAATATGTAATTTTCCCAACCCTTTAATATTGCTTTTAACTTTATCATATACTTGCCGATTGTCGTGCACGTTCATTGTCACTAATGCGTAAAATACTATCCGTTAGCCCTGAGGTAGTGCCCATTGTTGCGCCTTCATACGCTCCCTGCATTGAGCCTTCAAGGCTACCAGCACGAGCTCCTTCGAATGCCCCTTGTTGTGAGCCTTGAAAAGTCCCTTGCATAGCACCTTCATATGCTCCTGTTTGTGTCCCCTGCATAGCGCCTTCTCTTACTGCCTTGGTGATTT